ACGCTAGAGCAGGTTTTTGAGCTTGGTCAGCTTGAAATATATGAAAATGTAGAAGAGGTTGCTGATATCGAAGTAACCCTAGAAAAGGTTATTGATGGATATAAGACTATCTATAATCTAGCCAGTGATGGCGAAGCTGCCAATAGTATTGTAACAGCGGCATCCAAGCGATGTGATGTTTATGTTGCTATTTTTGATGACACTCTAGATAACGCCACTGGCACTCCAAAATCAGTATGTATGAATTCTGGTATGGCTATTTCTTCAGTGAGCTATAACTATTCAGTAGATGGTAATGCCACAGAGTCAGTTACTCTTGTTGGTAATGATAGGTTTTGGAATAGTGTTACTGCTGGAGTTATTGCAGACTCACCTATTAACATTTGGACTGATGGCGGTGGTCAGGCCGACCTTACTGGTACTGCTGGTATAAACGGGGGCGATACTCCTCCATCTGGCGTAGTTCGTCGTGCTGATGTAGACCTTGCTAATTCAACCCTTCCTTCTGAAGTAACTTCACAGATGGGAGATGATGCCGTTGGTCTTGGTGGTGGATATCACGTTCAGAGTATTTCAGTGAGTTGTGACTTTGGTCAGGAACTCATTCAGGAACTTGGTCGCTTTGGTCCATACACACGCTATGCTACATTCCCAGTAGAAGTTACTGCTGAGTTTGAGGTTATAGCTACTTCTGGCGATCTCGTTAGTGTATCTGGTAATGCACCTAATCTTGTCGATAGATCAATTATCATTAAGGATACCGCTGGAACAGTTCTAAATCTTGGGACAAAGAATAAGCTAACTTCAGTTTCTTATACTGGTGGTGACACTGGTGGTGGAAACGCTACGGTGACCTATTCTTATTCCAATTTCAACTCACTCACAGTTGCGGATGGCGGTCAGACATAATATTGTTTATAACATGATTTCGGATTGAGGACGGACAATGGATGATGTTTATTACGAAAAGATATTATATAGAATATTACAAGGTCGTCTTAGATTAAGATTGGGCGACCTTGTTCTATTTGTAGAAGAACCAACGGCAGATATTATAGAAGAGTCTTTTGAGATATATGATAAAGCATACAAAGAAGCGTACTACAATAAAGTGCCTATAAAAGAAGAACTGTTAGATATACTAATTGATAACAATATGTGGAGTCCTCTTGACGACAAAACAGCAGAGAAAATAGAAAAAGAAATCGAAGAAATGAAGCTACAGGCTTTTGAAAAATTTTACGATACTAGATTTTTGAATTCTATTAAAATGAACCTCAGAAAAAAAGAGGAAGATCTTTACAAAACAAAAAAGAAAAAATTAGCCCTAGACCATACCTCATGTGAAGGTGTAGCGTCTTTTTCTAGATCTTTATGGGTATTAAATCATACAACTTTTTATGCCAAGAACCATAAGGCGTATGATTGGCAGCATTTAACAGTGCATAATCTTTTTGATTTATATATGTCGAAACAAATTAAATATGAATCAATAAGATACATTTCAAGAAAAGACCCCTGGAGAAGTATGTGGTCTTTAGGTAAAAAATCTTGCGGTATTTTCAATAGAGATTTAATGGACACAACAAAAGATCAACATACGTTGTGTCATTATTCAATAATGTATGATAACATATATGAGCATCCAAATTCTCCAAACGATAAAGTTATTAATGATGATGACTGTTTAGATGGTTGGATGATTAAACAAAGAAGAGAAACCGAGAAGAATAAAAAACAACAAGAAGTAGATGCTTTAACAAAGAACTCCAAAATTGCTAATTCACAAGAAGTATTTCTTATGGCTAGAGATCAAGAATCAGCAAATGAAATATATAACTTAAACAACCCACATGCTAAAAATTTAGTAAAACAAAGAGAACAACAGATTAAAAATTCTGAAGGAAACTTGAATTTTAAGGAACTCATAGATATTAAGCAAGATATAGCAGTACAATCGCACCAGCAAGCACTACAAGGTGCTAAGACTAAAGGACGAGGAAGGAGATAAAATGGACAATGATTTTTTGAAACAGTCTTTAGACTATAAGAATGCAAGAGAAGATAGACATAGAGATGTGTCTAGAGATAAGCTTTTTAAAGCCGCAAAAAAGAAAATACAAACGACCATGATTGGAGCTTTATCTACGATTGAAGAAAATTTTGGTTTTTTGTGGGGCATGGGAATTCCAGAAGAAGAACGCTCTACAGAACACAGGAAGATTCAGGAGCTTTATGAGGAGGCTCGTGCTAAAATATTAGACAGGGGAAATACTCAAATTAGAAACTTAGAGATAGAGTTTGTGAACTATGATATAACAAGAAAGAAATATTTAATAAATTTGCCAATGGCAAACGACCAGGAAGGAGATCCAAAGAATGGACAAAACAATTAGAACAGTAGAAAGTACCGATAAAGACGGTAACAATGTTAAGGTTATCGTTAGATCGCCTACAGTAGAAGATTACAAGGATTCACAGCTAGAATATAATAAAGCTTTTCGTGACGCTTTAGATTCTGGTGCTTTGCTTCGGCAGCGTCTTACGGACTATATGCGTGAGCAGGGAATTTGGAACGATGAAAAACAAAAGAAGAGCGAAGAATATGTCTCTCGTATTCGTGCAATGGAAGACAAGCTTAAAGGAGGCGGTATAAGATTATCAGAAGCTAAAGATATTGCGTTATCTCTAAAGGAAATAAGATCAGAATTTCAACTTTTTCTTGCAGAAAAAAATTCTCTTGACTCTGCGTCAGCAGAAGGTCAGGCAGACAATGCTCGATTTAATAAGCTTGTTCGTCTTTGTGTTTTAGATCCAAATACAAATAAGCCGTTTTTTAAGCGAGAAAGCAAGAAGGCAGAAGAAGAAGCATATAGTGCTAGTCAGTCTGAGCCTTGGCTGGTAGAGGCTTCTGCCGAGTTAGCCAATATGTTATACGGTCTTGATCCAGATTACAACAATAACCTTGAAGAAAACAAGTTCCTGAAGGAATTTAGGTTTGTCAATGAAGAATATCAGTTTATTGATAAAGATGGTCATCCTACTGATTCTGATGGTAGACTGCTGAATGAAGATGGTAGATATGTGGCGTATCGTTCAGAAGAAGCTAAAAAGGCACGAGACGAATCGCAGATGTATTTTGTTAACAAGAGCGGAGATGAGGTTGTTTTAGTAACTAATGAGAATGGCGAAGAAGAGTGGGTTAAAGCGTCATTAAAAGAAAGAAAGCCATTTCTTGACGATGATGACAATCCTATTGTTAGCGAAAAAGAAGAAGAAGAAGAAGACCCGCCAAAGAAAACCTCCAGAAAAAAGAAGACATCTACAAAAGAGGCTTAGTCTAACAGAGAAAATATCAGAGGGGGCAGTAAGCTCCCTCTGTTTTTTTGTGTATAGATAACCGTAGGACTACACTTGAAACTTAATAGTTTCTCTTATGATATGATGGAGAAAAGATGGCCGCGAGCTTCGATCTAACAGCACAGTTACAGCTACAGGCACCAAATAACACAAATGCTGTAATTGGCCAAATACGTAGACAACTGCAAGGCATCAATGTACCTGTTGCTGTACAGGCAAACGCAAGAGCACTATCTAATGTTCAAACTTCTCTTAAACAAGTCGATAAAAGTGCTAAACAGGCTTCAGACAGTGTAAGTAAACTTGGTAAAAGATTTAGCAATCTGGCTACAAAATTTGGTGCATTTGCCATTGGTACTCGTCTTATAGGCGGATTTTCATCTGCTTTAAGTAGGGCGGCTAAAGACGCTTTAAGTTTTCAAGAAGAGCTTGTTAAGATTAGCCAGATTACCGGAAGAGATGTTTCGCAGTTAAAAGATCTAAAAAACACTATCACTGGTCTGTCTACAAGTCTTGGTGTTGCGTCTAAAGATTTGTTGTTTGTTACAAAGACATTAACTCAGGCTGGTTTTAGTGCTGAAAATACACGTAAAGCATTAGATATTTTAGCTAAAACGACTTTAACGTCTTCTTTCGATGATTTAATAAATACAACAGAGGGTGCAATTGCTGTTCTTAATCAGTTTGCCAAACAAGCCCAAGAAACTGGTGATGAAATCAAATTCTTGGAAAGTACGCTTGGTGCTATTAATGCTGTTTCTAAATCTTTTGCTGTAGAATCTAATGATATTATTTCCGCTATTCGTCGTACTGGTGGTGTGTTTGCCGCTGCTGGTGGAGAAGTAGAAGAACTCATCGCATTATTTACGTCTGTCCGTGCAACGACGCGAGAAACCGCAGAAACTATTTCTGTTGGTTTACGTACTATTTTTACAAGACTACAGAGAGATGATACCGTAGATAGATTGCGGGCTTTGGGTATTGAGCTTAGAACTGTTGAAGGATTGTTTGTTGGACCTTTTGAGGCGGTGCAAAGATTAGCAAAAGGTCTTGCTGGCCTAGACCCTAGAGATTTTAGATATAGTGAAATCGTTGAAGAACTCGGTGGTATCCGTCAGATTGGTAAACTTATTCCTCTTATTCAAGCTAACGTCAAAGCACAACAAGCATTAAATGTCGCTAGACAGGGTGCAAATTCTATTAATGAAGACGCTGAAAAAACTCAAGGACTATTAGCAAGAAGAATTAGAGAAACTAGTGAATCTTTTGACGCTCTCATACGAAAAATTTCAGAGAGCGAAGGATTCAAGCAGTTGGCAGAATACGCATTAAATTTTGCTGACGCTCTTGTTAGGGTTGCTGATGCTTTAATTCCATTAATTCCATTATTTACAAATCTCATAACTCTTATTGGCACGGTTGGTGCTGCTAAATTTGCCATTCCCGCAATTGGAAAACTTGGTAGAGGTTTAGTTGGTAAAAATTCTGGCGGTAAAATACATAGATTTGCCAGAGGCGGATTTGTTCCTGGTAATGGTAACGGTGACACTGTTCCAGCTATGCTTGCTCCTGGTGAGTTTGTTATTAGAAAGAGTAGTGCCGAAAAACTTGGTGCTGACACTCTTAATGCAATGAATGAAAATAGGTTTGAAGATGGAGGTGTGTCTAAAAAACTAAGGAGCAAAACAGGCGTATCTTCCTCATTTATTTTAGCTGGACAGGGAAAACAAAGAATAGACGCAAAAGCGGTTATTAGAGCCGCTGGAGATAAAGATGGAGATAATGAATTAGATATTGGTGCGGCATTTTTGCAGCCTGTTGGAATGGATAGAAAAACTGTTGCTTCAATTGATTCAGCACCTTTTTATGAGGCTATAAAAAGGGACTTAGGTGGAAAGTCTCAAGGCGTAAGTGATGCTGGGGTTAAAAGAGCAATTGGTGATCTTGGAAGTCAAGTAAAAATAGGAATTAATTCTGGTTCTTTAGATCAAGGTATTAGCACAGCTTTTAGAGGTGGATTAAAAAATTATGTAGCTCAATTTGCACAAAACTTCGCATCAACAGAGATTCCACAATTACCATTTAATACTGGGAAATTTAACAGAGCTTATAAAAATGTTAATATTGAGCAGATTGAAGGAGGAGTTTTTGAAGCTGTGATCAATGGGCTTTCAGACGCTCCATTTGATAACTCAAAAATTAAAGCTAATGATAAATTTGACTTTCCTCAAGGATTGGGTGCTGCCGGTTCAATTTTTAATGTTGCTGGTAATATGATGGCAGATGCTAAAAGAACATTTAATGAAGACGCTTTAAGCTCTCTATCTAAAAAAGGAAGTCAGTATTTAGCACAAGGTTTTAGGGCGTACTTTGCTCAAAGCTTAATAAATGCTGGAGCTACTGGCGGTGATACTTTACAAGAAGCAAGAACTAAAGCCGCTGCTGGTGCTACTCAATTACCATCAAGAAGAAAAAAAGCATTAGGTGGTTTGATTCGTAAATTTGCTGAAGGTGGAGATACTGGCACAGACACTGTTCCCGCATTATTAACTCCTGGTGAGTTTGTAATAAATCGCAAAGCGGCAGAAAAAATTGGCTACGGAAAACTAGAGTCAATGAATCAAAATGGTGTTGCTAAATTTGCTTATGGCGGCACTGTTGGAAGAAGAAGACTTGCTGCTGGCGGTCTTGGTTATCCTGGTTCAATGCCTGGAGCAACTGCACCAGCAAGTAAAGGTAGCCAGGGTATAGATTTTGGTGCAATCCAACAAGAAGCTGATAAAGCTGGACAGGCTTTATCTAATGCTGGTATTGCATTTGGTCTTTTATCAACAATTGTTCTGCAAACTAGTCAAGATATGTTTGGTTTGTCAGAAGGACAAGCAAAAGCAGCACAGCAAGCTATTGGTGTATCTTCTGCTTTACTTACGACAATAGGAACAATCACGCAATTAACAGCTAGTATGGCTGGAAGTACAGCAGCTTCTGCCGCTAATACGACAGCGAATGCAGCTAATACAGCAAGTGGAGCAGCTAATACTGGAGCAACACTTCAAAACTCAGCTGCAAAAATAACTAATACGACAGCAACAACAGCTAATACAAAAGCTTCTATGGGTTTTGGTAATCAGATTGGTATAATAGCTACTGTTGTTGCGGGTATTATTGGCGTGTTTACATATTTAAAAGCCTCGGCACAGGCTGCGGCAGAAGCACTAAACGAAGCTTCTGATAAAGCTTTACAAGAAAGAATGGAGAAAGGCAGCCAGGCATCTACTAGATCAGAAGGGCAAGATTTAGCTAATTTTGAAAAAGCTTTAAGATCAGATGCCGACGCAGAAGCCACTAGAAGAGCTGGTAATGCTGCAATAATAGCTGGAACTGCTGGTGCTATTCAAGGTGGAACTCAAGCATTTGCTGGAGCGTCAGCTGCTGCGGCGGCTGGTCCTGTTGGGCAAGGGTTTGTGGCAGCGGCTACCGTTGCTGGTGCGGCATTAGAAGGATTTGGTGCTGCCGCTGTTACATATGGAACAGTATATGCGATTGAATCTGCTAGGCTTGGTGCTCAGGTGGAAAAAACAATACAAGATTTCAAAAACATGTCTACAAACACAATATCTGCTGCTACAGCTATTGGAGATATGTCTAGAGAATTTAAAGAGGCTGGTAAAGACATTGTTTTGCCCGCAAATGCCACAGACGAACAGCGTAAAGAAGCAGAAAGACAAAAACAACAACAAAGATTAGCAGCAACTGAAAAAGGTGCTTCGCAATTGAGTCAAGCTAGCGTGGAAACTGGGGCTGGTGCTCTTGGTGCTATTGCGGCATCATTAGGCAAGTCCGTATCTGAAGTTACAAAAGAAGATTTGGATAAAGTTAGCACAACTGGACAAATTGGAGGATTTAGCGAGGGGGATATTGCCGCAGCCAAAGCTGGCGTAGACGCTCTTGCTGTACAAACTAAGTTATTAGCTGACGCTCAGTCTAATTATGAAACAATATTAAATGATACAGCAGTTGCTGCATTAGATGGTTCTCAAAGTTATGCGGATTTGATCGCAGGCAATAGTGAATTTGCTGTGGCATTACGTAGGACTAAAGACTTAATACAACAAGAAGCAGATGCAAGAAAAGCACAATTAACAGCAGAGCTTGAAGGTCTGAAAGCAATTGATCCAAATGATAGAACTGACGCTCAAACAAAAAGATTTGATGAATTAGTGCTGCAAAGGGCACAAATTGAAAAAGAAGCCGCAGATAAAATTAAGAATCTAGATGATGCATATGAACAAACAAATGAGATGGCTGCTAAAAATCGTCAAGCAATGGAAGAAGAAGCTGCCGCAAGAGCGGCTGTTCTTCAAGAATTGCAGGCCATGAGAGGATTTACAAACACAATGAAGGCCGCTAGCAATGCTATGGCTGTAATGGCACAAAAAGCAGATAATCTTGGTAATATGTTTGGTAGTGGTGCATTGGACTTTACTCAAATTACACCAGAAGATTTTGGTGATTTTTCTAGTG